AAAAGCACCATCACACTGCGTGATATGCAGCGTTTTGAAGACGGGGAGGAGTTCGGATGCCGTGCGTCTCGCTCCACCATAAGTCCACCGTAATTTTGATAGAATTACGGTGGACTTTTTCTATGCCCGAAAACCGCTTGAAATAGGGCTATTCGGCTGTTTCAGCGCATAAGTGAACCCCGCTGCAGAGCAATTCTGCGGCGGTGTTTCGTGCGTTTTGCGCGGATTGTGGCGTTCTGTTCCGCTGTAATCGTTAAACAGCCGAGTAATCGTTGAATTACTGGAGTATTCGTTAAACTACCGAGGTAATCGTTAAACAGCCGAGTTCTGATAATACTCCTTATGAGAAAATCGGCGATGAAGTACGGTCGCTGGCGGATGAGGTACCGTTTGACATTCCCGATTCGTGGGAGTGGGTACGGTTTGGAAATATCGTCGCGAACTACGACAGCAAACGCCGCCCCGTAACCAAAGAACAGCGAAAAAACGAGCATGGATACTACGATTATTATGGAGCAACAGGTGCAATCGATCGTGTTGACGATTACATATTTGAGGGCGAATGGTGACACCCTCTGGGCAATCGCCAAGAAGTATCTCGGCAACGGCAGCCGCTATAAGGAAATCGTCAGCCTGAACGGGCTGAAAAGCAATGTCATCTACAGCGGCATGAAGCTGAAGATTCCGAATAAGTAAATCGAACCTATCACACGCCCTCTGCGGATTTTTCCGTGGAGGGCGTTATTTTTTTTGCCCATTTTACCCTGACAAAAGTGCCTTTTCTCTGGGTATAGCGAGAAACGCTATTTCTCAGGAATGAGGTATCAATCACTATGACAGACACGGAACGCTCACGAATTGTGGAACTCCAACACCAGGGCTACGGGTATAAGAAAATATCCGCTATAACAGGGCTACCGCTAAACACTGTAAAGTCCTTTTGCGCCAGACATCCTGTGCAGATCAAAGAGATGCCGGACTCAAATGCCCTGTGCCGAAACTGCCTGACTCCGCTTGAGCAGACACCGCATAAACGGAAAAGGATGTTCTGCTCCGATGCCTGCCGAATGGCGTGGTGGAACGCGCACCCCGAAAGAGTGCAGCGAAAAGCGTACTACACACTCACTTGCCGACATTGCGGGAAGCAGTTTGAAAGCTATGGCAACAGCCATCGGGTGTTCTGCTCCCGTGACTGCTATTTGAAATTCCGCAGGAAGGAGACCGACCATGAGTGATTACGATAAGCGTCTGTTTGCCTACCAGATGGCGATGGCACTCGCCCGGAGTATGCGTTCCAAGGGGCTGATATCAGCCAAAGAGTACGCTAAGATCGATACAATTATAGCCAACAAATACGGTATATCTTCGTGTAGTATATTCCGCTGAAATCGCTGGATATATCGTGTTTTTAGAGGTAATATGTCACACACCAAGGGAGGTGAATCAAATGGAGAGAGTAGTAGAAAGGGTCGATGCCCTAATTCCCGCACAGCCGAGAGCTTTGCGTGTTTGCGCTTATGCCCGTGTTTCCACAGGAAAGGATGCCATGCTGCATTCACTGTCCGCGCAAGTCAGTTATTACAGTAAAATGATTCAGAGCCACAACGGGTGGATGTACTGCGGCGTTTACAGCGATGAGGCTGTGACCGGCACAAAAAGAGAACGAGCCGGGTTTCAGCACATGATTGAGGAGTGCCGCCAAGGGAACATCGATCTTGTTATTACGAAGAGCATATCCCGTTTCGCCAGAAATACGGTGACGCTTCTTCAGACTGTCCGAGAGCTGAAAAGCCTGGGCGTAGATGTGTTCTTTGAAGAGCAGCACATCCACACCATGAGTGCGGACGGTGAGCTGATGATGACCATCCTGGCGTCCTACGCACAGGAAGAGAGTCTGTCAGCCAGTGAAAATCAGAAATGGCGTGTCCGAAAAGCCTTTGAAAACGGAGAAATCATCAACCTCCGCTTTTTGTTCGGCTATGACATCACGCCGGACGGCATAAGGGTGAATGAGGTGGACGCTGCCATCGTCCGAGAAATATTTGCACGGTTCAACGGTGGCGAGAGCATGAGTTCCATCTGTCGTGACCTTGATGCCAGAGGACATAAAGGCGTTCTCGGCGGCACATGGTGTGCGGAGCGGATGCGGAATACCTTATCCAATGAAAAGTACCTCGGCAATGCGCTCCTGCAAAAGCGATACCGCAACAACCACATTGAAAAGAAGCTGTTGCCGAACCGAGGAGAGCTTCCGATGTACTATGCCGAGGGAACGCATGAGCCAATCATCGACCAGGCAACATTTGATAAGGCACAGGAGCGGCTCAGAATGCTGGCGCAGCAGACTGCCAACCGCAAGAAACCGACTCGTTCAGTTTTTTCGGGGCTGATTCAGTGCGGACTGTGCGGCAACACATATAAGCGCGTCACTTACCGCAAAAAGCATTACTGGAATTGCACTACATTCCAGACAAAAGGAAAATCCGAATGTGCCGCTAAGCGGATTCCAGAAGAAACGCTCGAAGTCCTCACCTGCGAGGTGTTGGGCGCAGTAAGCTTTGACCCCGATATGGTCAGAAGCAAAATAACGGCAATCAGAGCAGAGAAAAGCAATATGGTGGTGTTCTGCATGGACGACGGTTCTGAAATCGTTAAACGGTGGACAGACCGCTCCAGAGCAGAAAGCTGGACGCCTGAAATGAAGGAAAAAGCACGACAGCGGGCATTACAGGCAAGGAGGAAAAAGGAATGAACAGAACAGCAGCACGGTCGGTCACAGTCATTCCGCCGACCATCAATCCGCTGACGCACCTTTCCAGGGTGACTGTACAAAAACGGCGGGTCGCAGGATACGCAAGAGTGTCCACAGACAGCGATGAGCAGTTCACCAGCTACGAGGCGCAGGTGGATTACTACACGCAATACATCAAACACAATCCCGAATGGGAGTTCGTAAAGGTATATACCGACGAGGGCATTTCTGGCACGAATACCAAGCATCGCATCGGCTTTAATGAAATGATCGCCGATGCTATGTCCGGTAAAATCGACCTCATCGTCACAAAGTCGGTCAGCCGCTTCGCCCGAAACACGGTTGACAGCCTGGTTACCATCCGCAAACTGAAAGAAAAAGGCGTAGAAGTCTACTTCGAAAAAGAGTATATTCAGATCGGCGGAAATGCTTGATTTTCAAGCGTTTTCGCCGTTTCTTTATGCCTGTTTGTCGCTTATTTGTCGCTTAAATCTAAAAGCCGATACTGAAAGATAACAGAAGTTCCGACATGATACCATATTGAGAAAACGGCGGGGTTGTGATATAGTGTTATATGGCTTTTTATGCCTATAATACTTGAAAGGAATTCTATTATGCTTCATTCTAAGGAACAATGGCTCAAAGACTTTCGAAGCTATGCCGAAACAATCCTTTTGCCGCTGCAAGCTTCAAGAAAGAGCCGGAACGACAAAGCAAGCGAAATAAATAAACAAATTAAAGCGTACCGTGACGAAAAACTGATTCTCATTAAAAGGCAGGCTATTGCAGAAAAGTGGGATAATGAACGTTTGCTTAATGAAATTTTGTGCATGACCTATGTTTCGTACATTGTCATGCTGGAATACCGAAATAAGGTTTGGCCGTATGAGTATATGGCTTTTGCACGACGAATTGGTGAATTATGGGAACCCTTTTGCAGACTTGCATTTGAATATCCTGTAAAAGAACTACGTATAATCAACCCGCCTGATTTTGAGGATGTTCAACGGGGAATCAGAAAAAGCGCGACTGAATATATTGACTCCTTAGAAGTATCAGAAGATATTAAGGAAGAATTAAAACGCCATTATTCCATTCCGTGGACAATGGTTGATAGCGGCGGAATTAAGCTTGCATTGGACTTGCATTTTGAACAAGCAGGAATTCACTATAACTGTGACTTCAAAAGTGGTTTCAGTTCAAATGAAAAAGGTAATACCAACAGGCTGTTACTTGTCGCAAGCATATACAATTCATTAGGGGATATAGAGAAAACTTTGCTATTTGTTCGTCAGAGCGAAGATGAAAACAATCATTATTTGCAAACCTTAAAGAATTCACCGTATTGGGATGTTTATTGCGCCGACGATTGTTATGCAGCCATAAAGAGCTTTACAGGATTTGATATTCGTTCATGGCTGGATAGCAACGCGGATTGGGTACACGATATTAGCGATGAACTCAGAACTCATTTGCGGGCAAACGACTTGCTAAAATACTTGACATGGTAAAGGCTTTGCCCTATAATCCATCTTAAGGATTATCTTAAGTATTGCCTTAAGGGGGATCGTTGAATGAAAGACACTCTTTGCTCTTACTACACAAATTCCGACGAAATAACTTCCTATATGGTTAATCGTCTTGGAATATCAAACAATGATGTTATTTTGGAACCGTCTGCCGGGGAAGGAATATTTATTGATGAAATTCTGAAAGCTGAACTTCCTGTTCAGATTGACGCCCTGGACATTGACAAAAAGGCTATTTCTATCCTTGAAAAGAAATACAATGGTTATGATTCAATTACGGTTAGAGAAACAGATACTTTGCTCGACGAACGGCTTGACGCATTTGGAATTCCTGAACTTTGGCTAAAAAGAACAGACACTCTTGTTGATGAACAACTTGATTGTTTTGGTGCTATTGGTGGCCATTACGACAAGGTTATAGGTAATCCCCCTTATGGAGCATGGCAAGACTATGACAAAAGGGATTTGCTTAAAAAGAAATATCCCGGTCAATACGTAAAAGAAACATATTCGTTGTTTCTTCTTCGTTGTATTTCTGTTCTTAAAATTGGGGGGCGTCTCTCTTTCATTATACCAGATACTTATATGTTCTTGAATTTGCACGCAAAATTAAGGGAAGTTCTTCTAACCTCGACAAAAATTGAAGAAATAATCACATTTCCCTCAAAGTTCTTTCCGGGTGTAAGCTTCGGTTACTCTAATTTGTCTATTATTACGCTTGAACGATGTTCAAAAGAAACTGCACTCGAAAATACGGTGCGGATTATACAAGGTTTTCACTCTGCTGCTGAATTCAGACTATTATATGAAAAAGAAAAGCATCCTGCGCACCTCTCTGAATTCGTACTAAAACAATCGGATGTTCTAAATTGTGAACAGCATAGGTTCATTCTTGCCGATAGGACAATAACGGACAAAATAAACAAGGCTTCTTTACGGTTGGGTGATGTCGCGGACGTTGTTACAGGCTTTTACACGGGGGATAACAAAAGGTTCATTCGTGCACTTGATGAAAGTGTAAAGGGAAGCAAGAGTTATGATAAAGTCGATTTATCTATGGTGTTTCCTTGTACGTCTTTAGCAGGGATTGAATCCGTTCCTGAAGGTTATGTTCCCTATGTAAAAAGCGCTTCGAGCACGCGATATTATAGATTGGTCGACGAATGGTTTGTTCGATGGGATAAAGATACCATAGATTATTATAATAGCAACAAAAAATCACGTTTTCAAAATTCCTCATTTTATTTCAAAACGGGAGTTGCTATTCCCATGGTAAAATCAAGTAGTATAAAAGCTTTTCTGCTTGAAAACCGTGTATTCGATCAATCTATTGTTGGTATATTCCCTAAAGACATTTCACGCCTGTACTATATTTTGGCTATTATGAATTCCGATGTAGTTAATAATCTGATTCACACTATTAATCCAACTGCTAATAATTCAGCCAATTACGTTAAGCAGATACCATATGTAGAACCAGAACAGCAGGTCATAGATTTAATTAGTAGCAAAGTTAAAACCATTATAAATAATTATCAGAATGGGAATAGTAGTGAAAATGAATCTATACATTCAGAATTAAACGAACTGATTGAACAAATATATTCATATCAATTATAATTCAGAAAGCAGCGGCGGGCGTTTAAGCCTGCCGTTTGCAATATAAGGTAAGATCGCTTTTGTAACCCTCGAAAACGTCCACGCGGACAATATTATACTTTACGCCTTTATACAGTATCACGTTTTCGGTCGTTATGTCTGTGCGGTAATTGATAACAAACATAACTTCTTCCGTGGTTTGTGTCGTCACTCTGTAAATCTCATTCCCGGAAAGCTGCCTGAAATACGCCCATACCGTCGCAATGGTCACGGTTTTCTTTTTATGGTTCCCGTACTTGTCCGTAACGTATTGAACACCCTGTATATCTATTTTCTTGTCTTTCAGCTTCATGCCGCTGCCCCCTTTCAGATCGCGGTTGTATATTCGTTGTAATGCTCATACAGGCCGACGTAACAATCAAGCAGCGCCGCCGTTCCGTCAATGCGCTGTTTCGGTGATTGGTTCTTGATCGGAACTATATTTCCGTTTCGGTCGGTCTGTATGCCTGTATTGGTCAGGCACCATTTCAGAACAGGGTTATTGTTGTATATGACTTTGTGTGCCTGCAAGTCTGCCCCTAACATCTGCATAGGCAGGGAAAGGGTTTTTGCGCCCTGTATGCAGCGAACCATATTGAAGCCCTGCATTTGCATTTCTTCCACGAAATACCGGGCGGAATAGCTGTCATAATATACCCATGCCGGGAACAGGTCGTATTGTTTCACGGTTTCAAGAAACCATGCTGTAACGTCGGAATAATTGATGCTGTTCCCGTCGCAAAGCCGTAACAAGCCCCGGTCGAACCATTTGTCATAGGGGATTTTGTCTTGCTGTACGCGCTCCGTCAGGCAGTCGGCGGGTATCCAGTACATTTGTGTAATATACTTGTGATCGTCGCCCCTGCGCATGAACAGCAGGCTTGCACAAGTCAGGTCTGTTGTTATGGACAGGTCAACGCCGCCGATACAGTACGCGCCCCGGAACTGTTCAAGGCCGAACGTGGTTTCATTGTTTATGTCGTCAAAGGAAAGCCACGCCGTTTTTACCGTTTCCCGGACGTTGAATTCTTTACACAGAACGCCGGAAAGTTCATTCCGGTTCTGTTTTGCCCGGTCAACTTTCGCGGTCAGGTCGTCCGTTTTCTTGATGCTGCCTAATGCTGGGTTAGCTTTCGCCCATGCTGCCGGGTCTGTCCATTCGCTGCGGTCGTCCAGTTCATACAGAACAGGCAGGAAATGGGGGTCTGTAATAGCCCCGTCCGCCACGCTTGCCGCATATGAATACATATCGTCAAAGATACATTCCCGGACGGTTCCGGCGGTCGTTATCATAATAAGCAGCGGTTGGCGACGCGCCGCCATGCTCTGCCGCATGACTTCATAAAGGTTTCTGTCCTTTACGCCGTGCAATTCGTCCATGATAACGAATGAAGCGTTTAACCCGTCCAGCGTGTCAGAATTGCGGGCAAGGGGCTGAAACTTTGACATTGTGGGTTCATAGTACAGATCGCTTTTGCGCTTCCTGAAATGCTTTGACAGCGCCGGGGACTGCTTTATCATGTTGTGCGCTTCATCGAACAGTAAACGCGCCTGCGCGTATTTGGTCGCGGTGCTGTAAACCTCTGCGCCGCCCTCGCCGTCGCTTGTCAGCATATACAGGGCAAGCCCCGCAAGCAGCGTTGATTTGCCGTTTTTCCGCCCCACAAGAAAGAAACTTTCCCGGTACTGCCTGCACCCGCTGTCACGGTCTATAAAGCCATACAGGGCTTGTATATAGGCTTTTTGGAACAGTTCAAGGGAAATACTACGCCCCGCCCATTCGCCCTTTGAATGCTTGCAGAAACGTTCTATAAAGGCAATAGGACGATTAGCGCGGGTTTCGTCAAAGATATATTGCCCGGACGTTTCGGCGGTCGCTGCCGCAAGACGGGCATATACCTGTTTTACCCGTCTTGAAACAACGATTTTCCCGGCCTGTATCAAGTTGTTGTATTCTGTGATGTAGTTCATACCGGGGTATTGAATGCGGTCAGGGGGTCAACCTCGGTTTCCGCCTGTACTCGCTTTTCCTGTTCCGCGCACAGCTTCAAATACTGTTTCTGCACGGGCAGACATACCCGAAAAAGCCGGGTGTATTCGTCCGTGTCGCCGTTGTTCCTTGCAGCGGCGATTTCATTTTGCAGGAACAGTAATTCATCATTCAGGAAATTGATTTCCTGCTGTAATTCCTGCTCATAGCTTTCATTCATGGTCGTTTTCCTCGCTTTCTTCTTTCATAAGCTGCAATAATGCAAGCTGCGCGGGAACATATGCCTGCATTAACGCGGCGGCTTCCTCGTCCGCGAAACGCTCATATTCCGCCTGTCTGTCCAGTTCGGCGCGGAACCTGCGCACGGTGTTGTAAAGGGTGACAACGGCGCGTTCCCGCTCTGCCTGATACGCTTCAATCAAAGACTTTTTCATAGCTTTCTGTTTCCTTTCCGAATAATGTTTCCGTTTTCATCAAAGGCAAGCCCCGCCGCCGTTGCGCCGCCCTGTCCGAAATGCTCCGCATTGTGACAGTTCATGCAAAGGGCTTCAAGGTTGCCGGGGTTTAGTGATATTTCCAGGTCAAGCACGTTTTCGGCGGTCAGGTATATTTTATGATGGGCGATTTCGGCAGGCTGTCCGCAACGTTCACAAATGTAATGCTTCGAAATAAGAAACGCTTTGGACAGCCGCCGCCATGCTTTCCCGTGGTAGAACTGCGCCTGCGTCATGCCCGCGCCCGTTCTGCCGACAACGCTTTCAAAAGGCTGTCAATAACCCTTTGCAGCTTGTCCGTTTCGGCATTGTCGCCGTAATACCATAGTTGAAGCAGGAACCGCCCCGCCGCCTGCGCTAAGGGGGAATATTCCTCGTTTGCTGCCGTGTAACCCGTCGTCGCTTCAAGATAGGGCGGTACAGCGGACAGTAAAGCAAAAATCATTGCGTCGTTGTCGCTACCGTCTATCCGTAAAATGTCGCGGGCTTCTTCAATCGTGAAAATCATTTTGCTTTGCCGTCCTTTCCGGGCAAGGCGGCATTACGCCGCCTGTACCTCTACTTTAACGAACGCGCCCGGGACAATGGGCTTGCCGTCCGCGATGCACAGCGCCCGGTAATCAATCAGGCCGCTTGTAAAGCCGCTTTCGCGGGAAACCTCGATTGCCACGCCCTGCGGGATGTTCACGCCGTAATAGCGGAAATTCCCGAAAAGGATTGTTCCGGCGGGGATATTGTCGTCAAGTACGATTTCAAAACCGAACAGACGACGAACGCCGCCACGCTCCGGGTCGGTGAAGAAATAACGGTTTTCGCCGTCTTTGAGCGGGTACACGCTGCCGAACAGGGTTGCCGTGGACATTGCGAACTTTGCGCCGCCCGCATATCCGGCAGGCAGCAGGGCGACGGCTGCAAGCAGGTTGTCGGCGGTCAGTTCTGCGGTCTGAATACGGTTTTTGTTGTTCCACGTAATGCCGGACAGAATGCCCGTGGGCTGTCCGTTGCCCGTGCCGGAAACGATAGCCGCGCCGATTGCGTCCGCAATGCAGCTTTTCAGTTCGTCAGTCAGATAGCGTTCAAACGCTGTGGTGTCCATGCGCTTGACGGCTGCGGACATGGACAGGATTTTGATAAGTTCCCGTCCGGTGAACGTCACGGCTGCGGTCGTTACGTTTTTGCGCTCCACGGCTGCGCCCTCGGTGTGCCATGCTGCCGCGTCCGTCGGTGTGCCGACAGGGACGGAAAGATTGTTCGGTACAGAGAACAGGCGGATTTCGTTATACAGCCCGTTCACGCCCCGCGCCTGCTTCACAACTTCATTCAGGGTTGTGGTAGGAATAACGGCGGCGGAATTGGACAGGGTGTTGAAAGCGTCGGCGCGTTTCTCTGCCTGTGCTGCCGCAAATGCGCGGTTTTCCCCATCGGTCAGTTCCTTGCCCAACAGGGACTTATAAAAGGCGCTGCGGTATTCCGGGGTGTTATGGGTGTCGGTGTTGATGCCGCCTTTTTCAAGGCTCGCGGTGATCGGATTAAAATTGCTCATGGTCTTTTCTTCCTTTCCGGCTCTCGCCTGTACATTGGTTTGTGTGTATGCGGCATAATTTACGATGCTGATTTCGTAAATTTTGCTGATTTGGGTAATTGTCCGGGTCTGCGTCTGTTCGTCAAAGGTATAGTTGCCAATGTCGAACGCAAAGGACATTTGCGACAGGTCGCCGCGCTTCACGGCAGCATATACCGCCCGTGCCTGCTCTGTGTCCGGCAGTTCTGCCGACATTTCAAGCCCCTGTTCTGTGACGGTCAGGGAAAGGGTTTTCGGGCTTCTCGCAAGGGGTATCTGTCCGCCGTCGTGATTGGTAATCAATACAATGTCGTCAAGGTCAAGCCCGCGCAATGCGTCCGGGGCGATAACCTCTTTAACGCCGCCTATATCGGCAGCTTGATTGAATACCACGGCAACGCCCGTCAGGGTCAGGGGCTTTTCTGCCGCCCGGACTTCATAACAACGGGTCTGCTTCTCATTCTTCATTTGTGTTTACCTCGCTTTCTTCAAGTTGGTATGCGTCCGCCTTTTCAGCGGAAACATAGTTCAGGGATTGCAAACGCCTGCCGCCGTCCTCGACGGGTGGTAATGCCAATAAAAGCCGCGCTTCGTTTACGGTCATAAGCCCCAACGGGGCGGCTTCATGCAGCAACTTGATTTTTGTTTCTGCGCTTGAAAACTCGATGCGTTCCGCCGTGAACGTGATCGCCGCGCCGCTTTTCAGGTGGAATTCCTGCGATAGCTGCAAGGCAAACGGTTCAACGACGCTTTCATAAAACGCGCTGAATTCGTTTTCCGTATAGCTGCCGGAAATGATTTTCCCGTTTACGCCTAAATAGTTGTATATTTGGCTGTTCACGGCTTCAATCTGTTCTTGCGGGATGCTGTACGGGGTTACATTGGTAGGAACAAAGTCAAAGCGTTGGTCGGTTGCCGCCACGCCGCCGGAATTCGCCGGGTTGAAATAGTCAGCAACGAACTGTTCCTTTTCCGTTTTCACCTGCGCCGGGTTGACAAGCGACGTGAATTTCAGAACGCCGCGAATGCTCGTTCCGTTCTTTACGCTTGCCGCAATGCCCTGTGTCAGCGTTTCCGCCGTGTCAAGCAGGGGGAACAACGGCGCGTTCCCGTCGCCTAACAGATCGTTGGTCAGGAAATGCCGCCGCAAGTGGACTATATCGGCATAGGGGAACAAAACCTGTCTGCCGTCCGGGAACAGGCAGTCAAGGTATAACGCGCCGTCTGTGCCGGGGACGAACTCGACGCTTTGCGGGGTGATCGGGTAAACCGCCGTAATTCGCCCGCCGTCGTCACGGGCAAGCAGCAGGAACGCGTTATTGTTCGTGAAGTATGCCGCCGCTGTTTTATACAGCAGGTCATACCCGGACATATAGGCGTTCGGGGCGTTGTTCAGCAGGGTTTCAAGCCCGCTGTCGTCGCTGTGTGCCTGCAATTTTGCCGCGTGTCTGCCGATAGCGTCCACGGCTGCGCGGAATGCCGCGTTTCCGTATGCCGTGCCGCTGAAACTGGAAAACGTGTTGTTTATTTCAATCACAGCTTGCGGCGGTTTTTGTTTCTGCCGGAACAGGCTTGATAAAATGCTCATTGGTCAAAACTCCTTTCCTGAAATTGTTTTTTTCCATGTGGGGGAAAAGAAAGCCCCTGCACCGTTGCCCGGTGCCTGCCGTCAGGGGCTTGCCCCGGGGGTGTCTGTGTTAGGGCTGTTAGGGTGGTTAGGGTAACTTTCCCTATATTGATTTTTTAGTACACCCTATACCTGTGTAGTGTGTTATCAAAAATGCTCATTATAGGAAGTTACCCTAACTGCCCTAACTTTCGCCCGCCTGCGCCCGCTGCCGTCATAGCGGCGGAACATAGCCCGCCCGTGATGTTTCGGGCAGAAGTCCCGGCAACAGATATTGCTTGACGTTCCCCGGCGCTTTCGTTTCAATGCGCAAATCACGGGTTGAAATGCGGGTCAGCGCCTTGCCTATCTGCGCGGGCGTTATCCGATACAGGCGCAAAGCGTCTTTCAGTTCGCTTGTCCTGTACCATTTCCATTTGGAAACGGGCTGTTCCCAATCAAGCGCGTCCATGATTTCGATTTCCCCGGCAATCGGCTTGCTGTAACGTTCATTGCTCTTTTCAAGCGTTGCGCGTTCCTCGCGGGAAAGTCTGAAACCCTGCGGGTCAGTCTTGTAATACTGTTCATATACCTGCGCCCATAGCTGCGTTACCCATTCTTTGGAAAGGCTGTTCAGGCGTTCAACGTCAATATTTCCAACGTGAACCGTCCAAAAACGGCGGCTGCCTGTTTCGTCATTCAAGAATTCTTCCGGGTTTACTGTCGCGCAAAAACTTGTCCGGCGCGGTCTGCGCACGGCTGCGCGGGCATAAGGCAGGCGGTACATATCACGGGCGGCAGTCAGGAACGCTTTCAGCGCGGATTGCTCCCGCTTCAATGTGCTGTCCAGTTCGCCCAATTCTGCAATCAGACTGCCCGTTGCCTGTATGATGGTATCTTTGTTATCGGTATTGATGCTTACACCCTCGGAAAACCAATCTGCTTTCAGGGCAATAACCGCAAAGAACCTTGTCTTTCCTATGCCTTGATTGCCTTGCAGGGTCAGAACGCCGTCAGCGCCCGCCGGGTTGTCGTCGTCATTCAATGCAAGGCTTACTGTTTGCCATAACCATTTAATGACATAGGTGTTGAACTCTATCCCGTCCGCGTCTATATCAAGGATTTCCGGCAGTTCTGCAAGGCGGTCTGTTCCGTCCCACGGGTTAGCGGTTAGCATTTCTTCAAATGGGTTGAAGCGGTTTTTATCTTCAATCAGCACAAGGCAGTCGTCTAAATCCTGCTTTGAACATTTCATATGATGCCGCTTGATATAGTCGGTCAGATACACGGGTAACACGTTCGGCGCGTTGGTCGTGGAAAATTCCGACGGCAAGCCCTGTATATCGACAGCGCCGGAAATGACGTTCAGGCGGACGGTAACGCCCAATTCTGCAAGAATGCGTTCTATGTCTGCGCTTGTTAGGACTTTCTTTTTGCCGCCTGCTGCCGCAAAGTCCATTTGCGCCGCGAATGTCGCCGGGTCTACATAGTCAGGATTTGAAAGAACCTTTTCTTTGTAGCCCGAAACGGCGCTGTTCCATATGGTAGAAAGTTCGCTGTCGTCAAGCGGCGGTTCACAATGCCCGGCTTTCTGATAGAAAAGGCTTTCTGCCGTTCCGTCGTCCATTCCGAAACGCTTTAGCATACTAAACGCATAGCGGGAAAGCGTCGCGTTCCTGCACCCGTCCGGGATAACGGCGGCTTCATCGTTCACGCGCTGTTCAAGCTGTTGCATGAACTCGTCAATGCAGATTTCGCCGGGGTAGTAAATCGGTTCAAGCGGGCTTTCAATCCCGAACATGAAATGCGCCGGGTCTTTTGCCTTTTCATCGAACTGCGGGAAATGCTCAATTATGGCATTTCGCAATTTCGCGCTTTCCCCTGCGGTTTCTGCTTTTCTGCTCCGTGGGAAATAGTAGTGATGTTTCGGACGGGCAGGCAGGCCGTTTTTCTCTTTCATATGGTTCCTTGACGGAATTGCTATGAATTCAACGCCCGGAAAGGCTTTGTGTACATCTTCCGGGGTTTTCCATTCTTCCGGCGGTATGTCGGGCAGCATTGGGTTATTCTCTTTGTTGTCGCAATCCGTAATCACGCAATCCTCTTCAACAAAGTCTTTTATAGCCCTGTGCGCTGCAATCATGCCGCCCTTGCTGTTTTTCCCGTCCTTGAAAAGTCCTGCGGTATGGTCGAACTTTGCGGCTTTCATCAGATCGGCGGGGCAGGTGATAGGCGCTTCATATGGATAGCTTGTATTAGTCTTTCTGCCCCGGACGTTTGACAGGTGCAAGGTGAAAGGCTTATTCAAACTTTGCGTCATACAGTCCGCCCCCTTTCTTTAAGTAGTCAGCAAAGATTTCCCGTGTGATATAGCAGCGGTTTCCTACCTGTATAACGGGAAACGCTCCGCGCTTCACAAGTGTTCTGATTGCGTATTCCGGGAACTGGAATTCTTTCGCGGTTTCCTTGATGGTCAATGCGGGTTTCTCCACGGTCGCGCCCCCTTTCTGTAAAATTCGCTTTTATTGTACGTTTATATTGACAAAGGCGTTTCCCCTGTCTATAATTGCATTATAGCAGGTCTAACCGCTAAGTCAATATTTCTTGAACTTACTTGAAGATGTTCAAGAAAACCGTCATTAGAAAGGAAAAAGAAGATGCCGAAAACAAGAAAAGGTTCGTCAATCGAACTCTATAATTCCCATTTTGCGGCAACGCTGCGCGAATTGATGGAAAAGCACGGGACGACACAGAAAGAACTTGCCGATGCCGTGGGCGTTCGTCCGCAAACCCTTTCCCTATATACAACGGGGGAAACACAGCCCAACGTGGACAAGCTGTTGAAGATCGCGGAATACTTCAACGTAACAACGGATTTCCTTATTACAGGAACCATTCTTGAAGATATTCCCGTGCGTGAAATGCTCGGACTGTCGGAACGGACAGTTGAAAACATGAAACTGATAAAAGACGGGTATTTTGAAGATGCTCCCTATATGCTTTCTGTGCTTGATCGTCTGTTAGGTGATAAAGATTTTTACCTTGCGTTGGAACAGGCGGCGACATGGTACGGCAGAAAGCAGCAGATTGAAGCAGCAGGCGGCGACACAGAAAGCGAAAGCGAATTCTGCGAATGGAAAGCTGCAAAATACATGGAAACATATTTGCTTGACTTCATGCGGGCAAATATGAATATACAATAAGAAAGGGTGGTTTTATGGCAAGTATCAGAAAGCGCGGCGACACGTACACCATAACCGCATACATGGGTTATGATGAAACCGGAAAGCAGCGCAAGAAAACAACAACGTTCCGCCCACCGGACGGGGTAACGCCGGGAAAGGCGGAAAAACTCGCAAAGCAGTTCGCGGCGGTGTGGGAAGAAAAAATCAGGGGTTACGTTGCCCTTGATGAAAACAGGACGTTTGCAGAACTCGCGGAATGGTACTATTCCACGGTTGCGCCGTCCACGTTGAAACCAAATGTTCTTGTGAACTATCAGAAAGGCATATATGACCATATCATGCCTGTAATCGGGCGGGAAAAGTTGAAAAACATCACGCCGCCCATGCTCGACAGTCTGTTTGCAGAATTACAGAAATCCGGCAATATGGAAAGTTCTTTCAGGCTGAAAGATAAATCCATTCTTGACGGTGTGAAGCGTGAAGAATTTGCAGCAAAAGCAGGGGTCAGCCGTTCTATTGTGTTTAACGCGCTTGCAGGAAAAACCATGCGGCGGGAAAATGCGGAAAAGATCGCTGCCGCCCTTGATATGAAGCTCGACAAGGCTTTTGACGATGTGACAGAAAGGCGTGGTCTTTCCGGGGCTTCTACAAACAAGCTGAAATTGAACCTGTCGGCAATCTTCACGGCAGCGGTCAAGAAAGAAATCATGCGCCGGAACCCGTGCAAGTTGGTAACGCCGCCGAAAGTGGACACAGCGCCCGCCGCATATCTCGATGAAGCGCAATGCCACAAGCTGCTTGATTTGCTTTCACAGCAGGACGATTTTCAGTTTGAAGTTATTATCAATCTGTTCATTGCGTCCGGCATTCGCGCCGGGGAACTGTCCGCTTTATATTGGGAAGATATAAACCTTGATACAGGCATGATGTTTATACGGCATACGCTTGTTCACGTCGGCGGGGAATACGTCAGGCAGGAACCGAAAACGGCAGACAGTACGCGCCGCATTATTCTTCCTGAATACATTATCGGTCTGTTGAAGAAACACAAGGCAAAGCAGGCGGAACGGCGGTTCAAGATGGGCGGACGGTACAAAAACCCGGATTTGGTGTTCACAAATAAGTCAGGCGGTTTCTATCTCGGCACAAACATGAACGGCAAGTTGAAAAAGGTCATTGCCGGAACGGACTTGCCGCAAGACTTACACCTGCATTCAATGCGCCATACTCATGCGTCACTTTTGATTAACTCGGACGTTGCGGCGCGGGTGATCGCGGACAGGCTCGGACACAGTACCACGAAAACGACGCTTGACACGTACAGTCATGTATTTGCGGAAAGTGAAGCGCGGGCAATGCAGGCCATTGATATGGCGTTGTTCCGGCAGGCAAAGTAATAAAGGGTATGAAAAAAACCGCCGTGAAGCGGTTAAAATTTGTCGCTTATTTGTCGCTTAAACCTGCTAAAAGTAGCTTATTGAAATAAGACGATATTCAATCGGCAATCAATATTTAGTGCCTTTATAATCTAATATCATACTATATATTGTGGTTCGTTGGGTATCATGGGATATCGTTTTATTTGAATATACTCTGAAAAAGAGAACATCTACACCTTTGACGGCAAGGGCGAACTGCTGCTTACCATCATGTCGAGCTTGGCACAGGAAGAAAGCCGCTCCATATCCGAGAATGTTACCTGGGGACAGAGAAAACGGTTTGCCGATGGAAAGGTCAACCTCCCATACAAGCAGTTCCTCGGCTATCGCAAAGGAGCGGACGGTTTTCCAGAAGTCGTTCCGGAGGAGGCAATCGTTGTCCACCGGATTTATACTCGATTCATGGAGGGGTTGACGCCGGGGGCCATTGCAAAGGAACTGACAGCAGATGGGATTCCGACTCCATCGAGAAAACAACGCTGGCAAACCAGTACAGTGGAAAGCATCCTTCAAAACGAGAAATACAAGGGCGCTGCACTCCTTCAGAAATGCTTCACGGTCGATTTCCTCA